AGTTTAGGTCTAAAGCATTGAAGGCAGTAGATCTTTATCTTAAGAAAAGGGATGGGGAACGCAAACCTTGTATGTTTGTACTAGATTCTCTAGGTATGCTTTCTACTGAGAAAGAAATTGAGGATGCCCTAAATGAAAAACAAGTTAGGGATATGACAAAATCTCAATTGGTTAAGGGTGCATTTAGAATGCTAACTCTTAAACTTGGGCAAGCAAAGATTCCTATGATTGTAACTAATCACACATATGATGTTGTTGGATCTTATATTCCAATGAAGGAAATGAGTGGTGGATCTGGTTTGAAGTATGCAGCATCTACAATCATCTACCTTTCCAAAAAGAAAGAAAAGGATGGAACAGAAATTGTTGGTAATATTATCAAGTGCAAAACTCATAAGTCTAGATTGAGTAAAGAGAATAAAGATGTTGAAGTTCGTCTTTACTATGATGATCGTGGACTTGATAAGTATTATGGACTATTAGAACTTGCTGAAAAATATGAAATCTTTAAAAAAGTGGGAACTCGTTATGATGTGGGAGACGGTACTACTCAATTTGGAAAAACTATCAATGAGAATCCAGAAAAATATTTCACTGAAGAAATTATGCAAGCACTGGATGAAGTAGCAAAGAAGGAATTTTCTTATGGTTGAATTGAATGAATTAATTCAAGTTTATGAAAATGCAATAGAACCTGAAATTTGTGAGTTTTTAATTCAATTGTTTGAGGGACAACCTCAACTTCATGAAAGAATTGAAAATAATAATAAACCAAATTTTACTCAACTCAACTTAACTGAGCATTGTAAAATTTCTAGAGATGTAGATCTTGTTCATAATACTATGATTAAGAATGCATTTACTTATAGGGATAAGTATTATGAGTTTGTTGATAAAAGAGTATTTCCAGAAGAACATGCATTTGAGCAATTTAGGATTAAGAAATATAATCCTGGTGGCACTGACATGTTTGATACTCATGTAGATGTTCAAGATTATGCAAGTGCTAGAAGATACCTTTCTTTTCTTTGGTACTTGAATGATGTTGACAAAGGTGGGAAAACAGTGTTTAATGGATTGTCTATTACCCCTAAACAAGGATCCCTAGTAGTATTCCCTCCACTATGGATGTTCCCTCATAAAGGAGAACCACCATTAAGTGGTCCAAAATATATTCTAACTGCTTATTTGCATTATAAATGATGGAGAAGATTGAGACTACAATTCTAAGAAACCTACTCTTTAATAATGATTATTGTAGGAAGGTATTGCCTTTTATTAAAAATGAATACTTTGAGAACTTTCATGAAAAAGTAGTCTTTGAAGAAATTTGTAAGTTCATTCTTTCTTATGACAACCTTGCTACTAAAGAAGTTCTCTTAATTGAAACTGAAAAAAGAACTGATATTACAGAGGATACATATAAAACTATTTGTGAATATGTATCCAACTTAGATGATACCTCTGCAGATAAGCAATGGTTAGTTGATACAACAGAAAAATGGTGTAGAGATAGGGCAATCTATCTTGCACTTATGGAGAGTATTAAGATTGCTGATGGGCAAGATGAAAAGAAATCCAGAGATGCTATTCCAACAATCCTACAAGAAGCACTTGCTGTAGGATTTGACAATCACATTGGACACGATTATTTACAAGACTATCAAGAAAGATATGAATCTTATCACAAGAAAGAAGACAAAATCCCATTTGATCTTGAGTATTTTAACAAAATTACCAAAGGGGGTCTCCCTTCTAAAACTCTTAATGTCGCACTTGCTGGTACAGGTGTCGGCAAATCTCTATTCATGTGCCACATGGCTAGCTCCGTCTTGCTCCAAGGACGGAATGTATTGTACATTACGCTTGAAATGGCAGAAGAGAAAATTGCTGAACGAATTGATGCAAACTTATTGAATGTAAACATCAAGGATATTTCAGAACTTCCTAAGAATATGTTTGAAACTAAGGTAAATAATCTTAGCAAAAAGACACAAGGAACTCTGATCATTAAGGAGTATCCTACTGCCTCTGCTCATGCAGGTCACTTCAGGGCATTGCTCAATGAACTTTCTCTTAAGAAATCATTTAGACCAGACATTATATTTGTTGACTATCTCAACATTTGTGCTTCTTCTAGGTATAAGAGTAACTTCTCGGTTAATTCTTATTCTTATATTAAAGCAATTGCTGAGGAGCTTAGAGGTCTTGCTGTTGAAACCAATGTCCCTATTGTCTCAGCTACTCAGACCACTCGTTCTGGTTATGGCAACTCTGATGTTGAACTTACTGATACTAGTGAATCCTTTGGTCTCCCTGCTACTGCTGATCTTATGTTTGCCCTTATTAGCACAGAAGAGTTGGAACAGTTGGGGCAGATTATGGTGAAGCAATTGAAGAATAGGTATAATGATTTGTCTGTAAATAAAAGATTTGTTGTTGGCATTGATAGGTCAAAAATGAGACTCTATGATTGTGAACAGAGTGCTCAAGATGGTATCCTTGACTCTGGTAAAGAGGAGGAGTATACTTATGAAGAAGAATCCAAAAAAAGTAAATTCGCAAGTTTAAAATTCTCATGATTGAAAAAGTTGATTTTAGTAAGTATCAAAACTTTGTAGATGCTGTAACTTCAGATGCATCTAAAGATTTTGTTTCCTTTGCTGATAGAATTGTTGAACTAGATCGTAAAGGTGCAAATATTGAACGACTTCTGACAGCAGGAGTTGGTATTAATGCTGAAGGTGGTGAGTTCCTTGAGATTGTAAAGAAAATGATCTTCCAAGGTAAGTCTTGGAATGAAGATAACAAAGATCACCTGATCACTGAACTTGGAGATCTGATGTGGTATGTAATGCAAGCATGTATTGCTCTTGAAGTTCCTATTGATTATGTTGTTTCTAGGAATGTAGATAAACTGATGAAGCGTTATCCTGAAGGTGCTTTTGATGTATTCTATTCTGAAAATCGTTCTGAAGACGATAGATAATAATAAACAAAAGATAAATGGCAACTGAAACAGATCTTTTTGAAGCAGCTTCCATAGTTGTTTTTTATCATGCTATAGAAAAAGGTGCTGACTTAACTCCAAATCAAGATTTAGATCTATACAATGATTTAAAAACTGAGTTTCCAAATATGGATTCTGAATGGTATCTTGGATTGTTAAAGCAAGCAAAGGCATTGATTAAGTACCTTGGACATTCTGAAGGAAATAAAGATACTTCTTGGAGGTATGCTAGGTATGGGGGATCTACTAAAACCCTACCTTCAACAAAGACAACAGACATTTATGATTATATTTGGTCTAGTTTTAGTCGTCCCCAACAGCAATTGTTTACTGGAAAAAAAGATAGCTGGAACACCACTGATGTTTACATGATAAAATCCAGTGAGGAGAGAAAGGTTAAAGACATGGTTGACCTTCTCAAAAAAGAATTTTCTGATGAAACAACATCTCCTGAAATCTTTGTTGGTACTATTAATGCTTATCTGAGCAAACTTTTAGAGCAAAAAACTTTACTTGGGATTTCTTTAAAGAAACCCACTAAATCAGAACCAGAATCTCATGTTTATGAAACTAACATAGATGTGGGTCCAGATGGGATTCAAGTTCATGAAGGAAATATTATTGGTGATATGTTTACCTACATGGAGATTACAAAAAGGGGAGGGGAAATGGATTTTGCTGGAAACTCCCTAACATTAGAGGCTGAATTTAAAGCTGGAAAATATATTAAAAGATACTTTTGGGAAAGTAAAGTTTCCAGTACTGCTGCCCACGCAACTGAACCTAGAGATAGAGTTGCAAATAATAAAGGCAAATATGTAAATGCCACTGCAAGAAATGGTGCAATCCCAGCTCCAAAAATGGCAGATCTAGTTAAAAAATATACTGGAGAAGAAATCAATCACAACATTCCTTTAACTGGAAAGTTTAATGCAACTCATTTAGAGTATTGGAAAAAATATTTTGCGGACATAATTTCAGATAAAACTATATCTAAAGATTTTGGTAAAATTTCTTATATGGGTAAAGTATGTACCCCAGAAGAATTTATTCAAAAGGCATTTATGTTAGATGATCAATCTCCAAATCCTTCTGGAAAAAATTATGCAGTTAAGCTTAGAAGTAAACTTAGGATTTTGAGATATATTAAAATGTTCATCAAAGCAAAACAAGGTGGAAAATTAGCAGAACTTATTACTCATGCATACTTCCTATCATCAAAAATGAACATTAGTCAAGCAGACCTGTCTGGCCCCTTTATCAAAGTCCAATAGTGTGCTATACTGGTAGAAACTGGAGACCCTATGATTGATCTGAGAACAGGAGACTGCATTGAGTTGGCAAAACAACTTGATGATAACTCCATTGATTGTACTGTAACTTCACCACCATACAACAAACAAAAGATTGGTGGTGGATTGTTTCGTAAAATTGAATATGATAAGTTTGATGATTCACTTCCAGAAGATGTTTATCAAGAGCAACAGATTGAACTTCTGAATGTTCTGTTTGATAAAACCAAAGAAGGTGGTTCTCTATTCTACAATCATAAGGTCAGGTATCTGGAAGGTAATGCAACTTCTCCTTGGGCATGGTTACCTAAAACCAAGTGGCACATCAGAGAAGAGATTATCTGGAATAGGGGTAGTGGTCCTGAGATTTCTGGATACAGATTCACTCAGATTGATGAGAGAATCTACTGGTTGTGCAAAGGTGCTAAGAGACCAAAACTTCCTAGAAGGTCTGTGAACTATGGAAGTGTCTGGAAGTTTGGTCCAGAGATGAAGAATCCTCATCCTGCTCCATTCCCTATTGTTCTTCCTCTCAGGTGCATTCAGGCAGTAATGGAAACTCCTGGTGTAGTTCTTGACCCCTACAGTGGTTCAGGAACTACAGGTCTTGCTGCTACTCTTCTTGGTCATAATTACATTGGATTTGATCTTTCTGATGATTATCATGATATGGCAAGGGAAAGAATTAGTAATCCTTCTAGAAGAGACCTTGAAAGATTTACTGAAGAGTGTGGTGTTGAGGTAAATACTGAAAGAGATATCTTTACCTTACTTTCATAATGGAAGAATTTTTTAAAGAACTAGTACAGATCTATAAAACTCATGTTAGAATAAAACAATTAAAGAGGAGATCTATTAAAAACTTTTCTAAATTCTACATTCATTTTGTAGATCAAAATAATGATCCAAAAGAAAAGAAAGATAAATACTTACAATTGAAACATCTTGGTTTAAGATATATACAGGATAATCAGGATTTGATATATTCAGAAATTAATAAATGAAAAGATTCTTAGAGTTTATTTCAGAAGCAAGGTCTTCTCAAGCAGCAAAGCAAGCACACAAGCTTGGGTTTGTGGGAGATGGTCATGGATTTTGGGTTGATAGGGATGGCACCAAGCAAGCACAAACTGTCAAAGGAAAACTAGAATTCTTAAAATCTAAGAAAAAGGAAAGTGGTAGTGGTGGTGGATCTGTTGGACAAGCAGCAGCAGATGTTAAAACTAAGAAGCAACCTAAGTATAAATCTGCACCAAAAAGAGTAGGTGCAAAATCAACTGATTCTCCCTCCAATAAATCTAAACAACCAATTGCTTCTGGTGCAAAGGCAAATAAAAGACCAGAGCAAAATCAACCAAAGCAAGATGTAAGGGGAGAAGTTGTAACAGTTGCATTTGGTAAGTTTAATCCTCCAACTAAAGGTCATAAGAATCTTTTAAATGCTTTAAAGCAAGCATCTTCTGGTGGAAATTTTTATGTGTTCCCAAGTAGAACACAAGATGGTAAGAAGAATCCACTATCTCCTGATGTTAAAGTTGACTATATGAAGGAGATGTTCCCAGAGTATGCAGATCGAATTATTGATAGTGATGATTTTAAAACTATCTTTGATGTCCTTTCGTTCTTAAATCAGGAAGGATATACTGCAGTTAATATTGTAGTGGGTGCAGAAAGAGTTGCTGAAATTGATAATCTTTCTGCAAAACAAAATGGATCAGCATATCAATTTAATTCAATTAATGTAGTTTCTGCTGGACCAAAGGATCCAGAAGAGTCATCAGCAGCAGCAAGGAAGGCAGCAGCATCTGGTGATTTTGAATCATTTAAGAAGATGATGCCTCCTGGATTTAAAGGAACTAAAGCATTATTTGATGAACTTGGTGGATCTATGGAAGTCAAAGAGACTTGGTTGATTGCTCCTGAACTTGATTGGAAAGGTCTAAGAGAAAATTATATCTTTGGAAATCTTTTTAAAGTTGGTAGTATTGTTGAAAGTTCTACCACAGGACTTAGAGGAGAAGTCATTAGATCTGGTGCAAATCATTTAATTTGTGTTAGTAATGATGGGATAATGTTTAAATCTTGGATAAAGGATGTATCTGAAGTTTCTATCTAATAAATAGAAAAAAGACTTTTTAAGAAACAATGACTAACATTTGGGCAGGTATCTATAAAGAAATCAGAGAACCTTTTTTTGAAATTGAAGATCCTTATACTTTTTCAGAAGAGAAAAAGGAAAAGGAAGAGAAGGGTGAGAAGAAGCATAAAGAAGGTCCTGAGGAAGAAAAGTCTGAAAAAGAGTCTGAAGATAAGAAAGCAGACAAAGATTATGATGGTGATGGTAAGGTAGAGTCTGGCAAAGATGAATACTTTGGATCTAGAGATAAAGCCATCAAAAAGGCTATGAAGAAAGAAGAGAGAGAACTTTATAGCAAGAGTGATAAGAATGACAAGATTGATGTAAGAAAGGGGATCAAGAATAAAATTGATGTTAACCCTAAACTAGGTGAAGAAGTAAAGGCATGGGTGGATGAACTCATTGCTGAAGGTTACAATCTGTCAGAATTTAGTTGGGATGAAGTTTATGAGATCTATGAGTCTGCTCAAATTGATGAAGTAAGCACCTATGGAATGCCTCCTGCAGGAGATGCTCAGAGAGAAAAACCAGATCCTCTTCAGGCAGCAAAAAGAAGAGCAGCACAAGCACAGGTAAGAAAGGAACTTTCTGATCTTCAAGTTGCTAAGGCAAGATCACAAGCAAAAATTTCTCCTGCTTCTGAAGAGGCAATTATTAATTATCTAGAAAATAGATATGATCTTTCTGAAGGTGTGTTTGATCCTAAAAAAACTAAACTAAGACCTGCTTCAGAAAGAAGAGCATCTGAATTATCTCCTGCTCAAAAAAAGGCAGCAGAAATGAAGCAGAAAAGATCTGAAAGACTTGAGGCAGAAGCAGATAAAGTTCTTAGACAAGTAAGAGGTGGTTCTGCAAAGAGATCTTCAAAACCCATGGGATCT